TTAAATAATATGATGATAAAAGTCGATTCCGTTGAGGTCGCCATCTTCAAGTTGAGACAGTCTAACCATACGCTCGACTAAATTAACATGATGATCTACATAAAAGTCATCATGAATAATATGACTTAACTCATGCTTTATTTCCTCTCTCATGCGTTCATGGGGGAGGTTTTTATTAATGTAGATATTATGAGTATCTACATCCTCTGACTCTTCAGAAACCGCTTTAGCATTTGGTAAGTCACAATAAATCAGATTAATAATCAATAATATCACTCTCCCTTGTAGATATTACTTATGCTTGGATTTTAAGAATTCAATGTATTTGACTGTTTCTTCCATGTCCTCCTTACTTATATCTTTAGCGGCAGAGAAGAGCATACGAGCCCCTGGACGTGTGCGTAGGTACTCGGCGAACTCAGCAGCTTCTCGGTCTGTGTAGTAGCCTTCGGTATGTTTTTCAACCAGTTCAGATTTAGGGACGCCAAAATAATTTGCCAATAGTTCAATTTTATCGATTCTAGGATATGTATTTCCCTTTACCCAATCTGTAAACGTAGTATACTTTAGCCCTAAATCAGCACATATTTTATTGCGATCAATTCCACGACTATCCATTAATCGTTGAATATTCTCAGCCATAATAGCCTTGTTACCTAAATCACTCATAAGAACCTCTCAAATCTAGAATATATTAATTAATATACCTATATATTACGATATTTTCGTAATAAAATCAATATTTTACGGAAATTTTACGATAGTTTAAGTTTGGTTTATAGACATTACGGATAAACCGTAGTAAAATGATGACTGTAAACAAGATGTGAGTATCGAGAAAGGAGGTAGCTTATGAAGTACACATTAAAGATGTTACGGGCTTCAAAAAACTGGTCTCAACTTGAGGCATCTAAAGCAATTGGTGTATCTGTTGATACTTGGGGGAATTGGGAGCGCAAACGCTCTTACCCTAATGTTCCTCACATAAAAAAAATACAAGAAGTATTTGGCGTAGCGTACGATGACATTATTTTTTTATAGTTGATTACGGTTAAACCGTTACGGAAGGACAGACAGATGAAACAGAAAGAATTTGTAGTAAGGATGTTCGGCGATGCAATCTCCGAGCGAATGAAAGAACTAGAAATGACAAAAACTGATTTGGTACGTGCTGCCGAAATCTCACTACCGACTTTGCAACGTGCACTAGAAGGTAGATCAGTCCGGATGGATACTGTAGTAGCAATTTGTTACGCACTCGAAGTTAACGACGATAGAGATTTCTGGGAAACGGATTATTACAAGCCGGCGCTTGACCGCATATAGGTGAGTACATGTCAAAAGATTACTTGCAAACAATCATCTATTTATGCCTCGTGTTAATCACAATTGGTTTGATAACAGGAGTTTGTTTATTTCTGATTATGGTAGTTGTATTCACGGCTACAACGTTGTAAAGGAGCACTGATTATGATTACAAAAACAATCGCTGTGAGCCAAATGGCCACGGTACTGGGGTGGTCGCTAACTGCTGTTCGTGAATGCATCGCCCGAGATAAGTTCAAATTCGCTCAATGCTGGAAGACCGAAGGGAAAAAGGGCAGAACCTTTTCCATAGATAAGGACGGTTTTAGACACTACTTATCTAATACACTCGGATGGACAGACAGCAAAATCGATAAAGAGTTTAAGGAGGCGCACATCGTATGAGCAGAGCAGTTATTTACACAATTAGAGTTGTAGCAGCATTACTAGTTGTTGGTACTGTAGGCTCTATTGAAATAGACCGCATTGATATGTGGACCGGCTTTTGCCAGGGGCTACTCGGTACCACACTTTGGATTCTCTCCGGTTACTGGATTGAGGAGTTAAAAGAGTATGGCAAAAGATAAGTTCTGCAAAGTATGCAATAAGAAAGTTAAAAGTCCTTACACGAACTGGTCTTACTTAACCGGTGAGCCACGTATTGTGTGCGACAACTGTAAGGAAATACATCCAATCGTTAATAGATTCCGGATGCAGACCAAGATAACTCTTAAACACTGATAAGGAGATTGATATGTCAAAAGTAAACATTACAAAATCAGCAGTTCGTGCCTTTGTCCGAAGCGAATATTTGAAAAAGCATGAGCCTTTGAGAAATGCACGAGCCGAGGCTTTGAGAAGTGCGATAGAGGCGAGTCCCCTATTTATAGATTTTAAAAACATAATGGCCTCTGCAGAATCGGTTGCAAGTGCGTTAGAAAAAGCCGGATACGGTTCAGAATTTAGACGAAACCTTGTCTCTTGTGATAAGGCGTTAAATCGTACAATAGGCAATTTATACACAGCACATTTGAGTGAACCAAAAGATGAAATCAGTAAATTATATGCGATTGCAAAACCGTATGATGAAAAGCTTGAAGCGATAGAGAAAGCTTACCAATTAGCGCGTAGTGCCATCGATAGAGCTTCGGGAGGTAAAGCAGCTGCTGATATTTTAAAGATGTCAGGACTCGACTTTTATGCGTGGCAAACTACTGACAGCGAGGCAGCATTAGATTTAAGCGCATTGAAGGGAAGTGATTAAATTGCAAGATTGTGCAACGTGCCCAAATAAAGATTACTGCATTCCTGACGAATGCTTGGGCGCAAAAAAAAATGCCCTCACGCACGGCAATGCGTAAAGGGAACATAGAAAAATATCCATTTAAAGTATATCACATAGTTAAACCGAAAGGAAACAGAACAATGATCGAGTTAAAAATCACAGTAGATAAAGCAGTTGAATTAGAACAAGAAGTGAAAGACCTATATCAATCTATTGTAGGTACGCCTGTTAAAGAAGTAGAAAACTGGACAACTAATGATGTTAAGCCTGCTAAGAAGGAAGCCCCAAAAGTAGAAGATCCTGCTCCTAGAGCTGTGCCGGTTAAAGAGGAAGCACCAGCTCCTAAGGAAGAACCTATAGAAGAAGCTCCAATACAAGCAGCTCCTAGCCTTGAAGCAACTCGTGAAGCAGTAAAAGACGTAATGGCAAAAGCTACTGATAAAACGAAAGCAAAAGGTGAATTCAAAGCCTTCTTAGATAGTATCGGCGCCGAAAAGGTAACATCTGCTACCGCTGAACAACGTATTCGAATTATGGATTGGGTGGATAGCCGTGGCTAAGAAACACGCCTTACTAGGTGCATCCAGTAGTGCCAGGTGGTTAGTATGTACTCCTTCAGCAAGACTAGAAGCGATGTTCCCCGATGAACAATCTCCGTATGCTGCGGAAGGTACTGTTGCGCACGACCTGGCGGAAACAATTCTCCGCCATAAGTTAGAGGGTAAAAAAGCCCCTAAGCTAGATGACTACTCTACTGAAATGGTAGAAGCGGTTAATCGATACGTCGATATTTGCGAAGAAAAGGTAAACGAAGCACGTGCTCGTTCCGCTGATGCGGAAGCCATGATTGAAGCACGGCTCGACTTCTCCAGATGGGTACCCGAGGGATTCGGTACAGGCGATATGGTAATCGTAGCCGATGGCATCCTGGAAGTGATTGACCTGAAGTACGGTAAAGGCGTTCCTGTTAGCGCCGTTGAAAACACACAAATGCGGCTCTACGCATTAGGTGCTTACGATGTAAACGAGTACTTATATGACATTAAAACAGTTCGTATGACGATCGTTCAACCAAGACTTGATAGTGTGTCTACCGACGAAATGTCACTTGAAGAACTTCTTGATTGGGGCGAAGATATCAAACCAATCGCACAACGTGCCTGGGAAGGCGTCGGCGAATGTACGCCTTGCGATTACTGTAACTTCTGTAAAGCACGGCACACCTGCCGAGCACTAGCAGATACTTGCCTTGCTACCTTCTATAAAAACGGTGGCAAGCTCAATCAGCTACTCACTGACCGTGAAGTATCCGACATCCTTGCGATGAAAGACTTAATCACGAAATGGATCAAAGGCGTGTATGATTTCGCTTACGAAAAAGCCTTATCCGGTGAGAAACAATGGCCGGGCTTCAAATTGGTAGAGGGTACGTCAAGACGTACCATAACGGATCCAGAAGCTGCAGCTAAAACATTACTCGATAACGGCTACAAAGAAGATGAAATCTTTAAACCACGTGAACTCGAAGGTATCACAAATCTACAAAAGGTTCTTGGTAAAAAAGGTGTTGCCGAATACCTAGAAGCGTATATCGACAAGCCTGAAGGCAAGCCTACGCTTGTACCGGAAAGCGATAAACGCCCGGCAATTAATACCGTAGAATCTATGGCTAATGAATTTGACGACGAGGTGTAATCATGCGCGTCGTAACAGTAAAAGCAATTGCCAAAGAGCTTCACGAACGTGGTCACTACCTCGACGAGCTCTACCAAATTACTATTGCATATGCTACTAGCTTACATGTCCGCTACTGTGCGGTAGACGCAAGGTGCGATGCAATAGAACTTCGATATCAAACAGAAGAGGAGCTAGGCCCTTACGAGTACCCCTGGTTAGAGGATGACGAGTGGAACCGGCTTGATGCTGAACGTTCTGATACCGAAGATGAACTAAATGAATTATTTAACACAGTAATAGGGTTTGATTATGAAATCGACCCATTTAAGAAATAAGGAGACCGTAACAATGGCTAAATTAACAACTGGTATCGTAAGACTTTCCTATGCAAACATCGCATCCCCTCGCAAAAACGACGACGGCAAAGCAAAATATAGTTCCCAAATCATTATTGATAAAACCGATAAGAAAACAATCAAAGCATTTGAACGAGCTATCGAAGACCTTAAGGCTGACCCAAAGGCAGTCGCTAAGGTGGAAGGTAAAGCAGCATACCTTAAATTGAACTTACGTGATGGCGACACAGATGAAGCAGTAGCTGACCAACCGGAAACATACGCTGGTAAATTCTTCATTAACGCTAACAGTGATAAGCAACCCGTAGTGTTCACTCGGGACAAAATAAAGATGGACCAATTCGATATCGAAGAAGAAATCTACTCCGGTGTATATGCGCAGGTAGCACTTTCTGTATTCGCTTACAACTTCAACGGTAAGAAAGGCGTAGGCTTTGGTCTAAATGGTGTTCGTAAAGTTAAAGATGGTGACCGTTTAGGTGGTGTTCACGTATCTGCTAATGATTTCGGCGACGACGATTTAGGCGATATGGACGATGACGATTTAATCTAAGGAGGCAAATATGGAGCTGAGTATTGATGTGGAAACGTATTCCGACTGCCCTATTAAATATGGAGCACAGCGATACGTTGATGATACAACATTTGAAATACTGCTCTTTGCCTATAGCTTCGACGATGAACCGGTCGAAGTAATCGATATGACAAAGGATCCACTGCCCGATAGGGTGGTGGACGCTTTGTATAACAAGGAAATTACAAAGACCGCATTCAACGCAGCATTTGAAATGCTGTGCCTTAAAAAATATTACCCTGATGCGGATTACACGAACTGGGAATGTACCTCTGTACTAGCTTTGTACTGTAGTTTACCTGCAAGCCTTGCTAATGTATCAAAGGCACTCAAGCTGGGCGAAGCTAAAGACTCAAGAGGTAAACGCTTAATTCAGTTCTTTTCCGTACCACGTAAGCCAACTAAGACGAATCCTAAGACACGAAATATGCCAGAGGATGCGCCCGAGAAATGGGCGGAATACATTGAGTACAACCGCCAGGACGTGGTAGTAGAAAAGGCAATTCGTAAACGCTTACTTTCATTAAAGCCTCCTGCTATCGAGCATGAGTACTGGTTACTCGACCAGGATATCAACTGGCGAGGCGTGAAAGTAGATATGGAACTCGTCGATGCGGCGCTTGCCTGCAACGACGAAATTGTGGAAGAAGCTACCGAGTCATCTAAACTATTAACCGGATTAGAGAATCCGAACAGTACCATGCAACTTAAAGAGTGGTTAACGGCAAGACTAGGATATGATCTAGAAACAATGCGAAAAGACGATGTATCAAACCTCTTAGCACAGGATATCCCCTCTGATGTTCGCAAGGTACTACAAAATAGACAGGTGCTCGGTAACTCCTCCATCAAAAAATACTTGGCCATGAAAAACGCTGTATGCTCAGATGGTCGTATCCACGGCATGCTTCAGTTTTATGGAGCTATGCGTAGCGGACGATGGGCAGGACGTGTAGTACAGCTACAGAACCTCCCTCGTAACTACTTAGAAGATTTAGACACAGCAAGGGAAGTCCTTAAAAGTAGAGACGTAGAAATGCTAGACCTACTCTACGGAAACCCTGGCGACGTGATCAAGCAACTTATACGTACTGCTCTTGTAGCAGAGGATGGGCACCGATTTATTGTAGCTGACTTTAGTGCTATTGAAGCCCGTGTTATCGCCTGGCTTGCTCACGAGCAGTGGCGCCAAGATGTATTCGCTCAAGGCGGAGACATCTATTGCGCTTCCGCATCAAGCATGTTCCACGTACCAGTCGAGAAGCACGGAGTTAACGGGCACCTTAGACAAAAGGGTAAAGTGGCCGAGTTAGCGCTAGGGTATGGTGGCGGTGTAGGTGCTATGAAAGCGATGGACACTAAAGGCGAGATTCCTGAAAAGGAGCTACCAGGTATCATCGAAGCATGGCGACAAGCTAGCCCACGAATTACGAGATTTTGGAAAGATGCAGACAGCGCAGCAAAGCAAGTAGTGAGAACAGGAGAACCCGTACGAATTAGACAAGGCAATATTAAATTCTTTAAATCGAAAGGCTTCCTGTTCATTGAGTTACCATCCGGTCGAAGACTTGCCTACGCAAGACCTAGACTCGGGCTTAATAGATTCGGTAGTGAATCGATTGAGTATGACGGTATGGATCAGGTTAAGAATACATGGGGCAGAGTTGAGACCTACGGCGGAAAGCTCGTCGAAAACATTGTACAGGCTGTAGCAAGAGATTGTTTAGCAGCAGCGATGTTAAGACTAGCGAAAGCAGGGTACAAAATAGTTGCCCATATCCACGACGAAGTGGTTATCGAAGCGCCAATAGGCGAAGGCAGTTTAGAAGAAGTTATAGATATTATGTGTGAACCCGAACCCTGGAATGAAGGGCTCATATTAAACGCAGCAGGGTTTGAGAACCCTTACTATATGAAGGATTAGGAGGACAATCCGTATGAAACTCTCAAAACAACAAATTCAACAACAACGTGAAGCAATCGACGCTTTATATGAACTTGTAAAAGAAGCACCGGCGAGCGAGCGCAAAGACTCCGCTATGGCATACTGCGAAGGTTGTATCGCCGCTTGTGATTTAGGTCTTAAGGTTTTAAATGGTAAGAAAGCAGAGGCTCCTAAGACTGAGGAAGCCCCAAAGGCAGAAGAGCCTACGGTTACGGAAGAGCCAAAAGCTGAAGAAAAGCCGAAACGTAAACGTGCTTCTAAGAAAAAAGAAGAACCAGTAGAAGAAACCTTGCCTGTAGTTGATGAAGCACCTACAGAAGAAGACGATTTAGACGAATTGTTATAAGAAAGGACCGCGCCTTATGAAGGTCTTATTCAATCTACAAGTACAACAGCTGTACGACCTAGTACGGCGTAAACAAGTAACACCTAACACACCTGCAAGCCACTACCATGTGGCTTGCGGACACTCTTTCAGCAATTTGTGGCCTATGAAGTCCGGCGGATTTGGACTGGTGACAGTCCCTGAAGCAGATTCATTCTACTGCCCAATGTGCGGTGAGCTAATTAAGGCAAGCGTTTATACTGCCGAAGTTGGATACCGAGGTACGGTTCCTATTTCTTTAGACTTATCGATAATCGATAGAGGCAATGTCTTGGATGTGCAGTTTGAGTACGACACTGTATATGCTGATGGCGATACAGGAATGATCTACAAAGGATATAAATCACATGTGGTTGATGTTCTTCGGTTTGACTTCAAACGTAGAACGTCCTCTATCGTACTTAAGAAACGCTCACGCAGCGATGTAGTCGAAAAGTCGACAGTATCTCCTTCGGGCTTTAGAAATGGTCTTTTACCTTTACTGTGGATTGTGACTACTCCAAACTGCAGACTGCATAACTGCCAGGACGAGCTGAAACGCTTCACTAAGGTATTAAAGGAAGTATTCTTTGAAAAGCTATCCAAGGCAGTGGGCTATAAAGTCAAATCTATTCGGCAGGGGATACAAGTTACTAACAAGTACGGAGCTTTAGATAACCTACTTCATAACTTAGTATGGAAACTAGAAGCCCCCGATGCACCTGCCATCAATGAGGACCTTAAACGAGACTATGACGATTACTATAATCGGGCGTTCCCTAATGAGAATATCGGGATGGGTAACGTATTAGCATTAACGGCCAATAACAAGCCTTTTGTAAAAGCGCTGATTGAAGTACATAACTTGCCTGACACCCGATGGGCTCGACGGTTACTACACGATAGACCTTTCTTTTACGCTAAAGCGATTAAAGTAGTGTCTAAGTTATTTAGAAACAGAGACTACCAAAAGGCATTGTTAGATGTTATTAAAAGTAACTCTGATGATACAGGTTATATTCAATCGTGGCCAATATGGAGAAACGATCGTGACTTAGATATCATTAGTAAATTTGTACATATCTTAGGGCACCAATATGGTGAACGCCAGGCGTTCTTATTCATTCGGAATGCACCGTCTTACCAAGATGTTCGAGATACAGCGAATATGTATTTTGAATTATCAAGAACTAGACGTAAAGAAGTTTGGGAGAGCCGGATTCAAGTACGAAGCTTACACGACACCATCACGAGAATGCAAAAGTTTGACAAGGTAGAAGACGAAATCGTACAGCAGCGTAAAGCACATCGTGTGCTAGCTGATATGGTTAACGGCTACCGCTTCACGGCGATTGGTTCTACTCACGGCATCATTGATATGGGTATTCAGCTTAACAACTGCGTAAGCTCTTATATCAAGAAAGTAAAAGCTGAAACCTGTGCTATCGTAGGTGTCTATAAATATAACGAGCCGGTAGCATGTATCGAGGTTAATCCAAATAGTGATACGGATAACTTCGTAGAGATACACCAGGCTAGACTTAAAAACAATCGTGGCGTATATGAAGACCACGCTATCAATGGGGCTGTTAGTCAGTGGGTTACCTCTCACGGATTAAGCGTTCCGGCGTATGTACGAGACATCCACTTTGCGAAGGGAGGAGCGATGTAATATGGATACAAATATCATCATAGCTACGGGCAGAAGTCGCTCCGCCCGTAGCTGGAAGTCTGAAAAAATGACTTGGAGTGCTTTGGCCAATAAATTGGCTGAGCCTACTGTAACGAATGAAACGGCTGCTGAATACGCCAAGATGTCTAAAGCTGATCAAAGCCAAAAGAAAGACGTCGGCGGTTTTGTAGGTGGCTATATTCCTAAAAATGGTAGACGAGTAAGAGGCTCTGTTAAAGAGCGGTACTTGATTACCCTTGATGCGGATAATCCTAGTGAGGACTTTCTATTGGACCTCGACATGGAATTAGGCGGTATGGAGTATGTACTTTACAGTACGCACAGCCACACGGCTGACCATCCTCGTTACCGGGTTATTATTCCTGTCGATAGAGCGATGAAGCCAGATGAGTACCAGGCAGTCTCAAGACGAATTGCTGATAATATTGGTATTGAGTCTTTCGACCCTTCCACACACCAAGCTGAACGGTTAATGTATTGGCCAAGCTGTCCTAAAGATGTCGAGTACGTGTATCAACGAGGCGAAGGCGACTTGGTATCTGTTGATCAGTATCTAAGTACATATCGTGACTGGCGTGATACGAGTCTTTGGCCAACATCTGATAAGGAATCACAAATTCGCCTTGATGCGGCCAAAAAGCAAGGTAACCCGTTAGAGAAAAAGGGTTTACTTGGCGCCTTTTGTAGGTGCTACAGTATCACGGAAGCGATAGAAAAGTTCCTTCCTAAGGTGTATGAGCCGACACAAGTTGAGGGCCGATACACATATACAGAAGGCAGCTCAGTCGGCGGTTTAGTAATCTACGATAACGACACCTTCGCTTATTCGAACCATGCGACTGACCCTATTAGTGGTAAACTTGTTAATGCATTTGACCTGGTTCGCATCCACTTATTCGGCGCCAAAGATGAGGGCGAAGACCCTGCGACGTCAGTTACTAAACTGCCAAGCTACAAAGCTATGATAGACTTCGTCAACGAAGATGGCGCAGCACCAATCCTGCTCGATAAAGAACGTATGGAGGATATGGAGTTTGACGATATCACAGATGAAGAAGAGGACTTTTTGTCAAAGCTAAAGCGTGATAAAAACGGTACTCCCGAGTCTGATGTGTTCAACTGTTTGGTGGTACTTAAACATGGCCCTGCATTAAAAGGTAAAATCCGTCTTGATGAATTCGCACACCGGTTAGTCGTGATTGACGATTTGCCGTGGCGTGGTAAGGATGAAACCCCTTACTGGACAGATACCGACGATGCGTGCCTGCGTAACTACTTCGCTACGAAATACCTTATCAAGGGTAAGGGGATTATCGACGATGCCTTGCAGGAAGTAACGCAAGATAATAAATTCCATCCTGTACGCCAGTATTTAACCGGCTTAACTTGGGATGGTGAATGTAGAGTCGATACTCTATTCATCGACTACATCGGAGCGGAGGATACCGAGTACATCCGAGCGGTTACACGTAAATGGATGTGCGGTGCCATCGCACGTGTAATGGAGCCAGGTGTTAAGTTCGATACAGCAATTGTGTTATATGGCGCTCAAGGTCTTGGTAAATCATTAATCCTAGAGCGGTTAGGCCGTAAATGGTTCAACAACTCTCTCGTTGACATCAAAACCAAAGATGCTCTTGAACAAATCCAGGGCTCATGGATCAATGAACTCGCTGAACTTGCACCAACGTATAAGAACGATAACGAAATCGTTAAAGCCTTCATCAGCCGTACCTCTGACCGGTTCCGCTCACCTTATGGTAGACGCACCGAAGAGTATCCTCGCCAGTGTGTATTCGCTGGTTCCACGAATAATTTAATGTTCCTTAAGGACCGTACAGGTAACCGCCGATTCTGGCCAATCACTGGAGATAAGGACCGCAAGACTAAGAACTCCTGGGATATCACATCCGATATTATCGACCAATTATGGGCGGAAGCGTTCATGTATTGGGCGGAAGGTGAACCTCTTGTATTAGAGGGAGAACTTGAAGAAGAAGCCCTTAGAATCCAACTATCGCACACTGAAGGCGGTGAACTCGTAGGACTCATTGAGGAATATCTCGAAATGCTAATTCCTGAAGATTGGGAGTCTAAAGACATCTACGATCGTAGGGAGTATATCCGGAATTATGGCGATGACGACTATTGTGGTTCAGTGCAGCGGGAGCGGGTTTGTGCCCTCGAGATATGGTGTGAAGTAATGGAGGGTGACAGGAAGAACCTGCAGAACGCAAAAGCAAGAGAAATCATTGACATTTTGCAATCTATTAAAGGATGGAGTCCTTATTCAAAGAGTGTCGGGAAGATGCGTTTCGGTAAATTATATGGCGTTCAAAGAGCGTTTATTAGAGATACGAGTACACTCCAAAATAAGGCTAAAACGATAGCTAAAAATCGTAAATAGTCGTGTTGCCGATTAGCTGATTTTTCTTATATTGAGAATTATCGAAATAGTTTTTATACACGCCTATACATCGATGAATTTTAATATAGGCTAAAAAATCGGCAACGGCAACACGTGTGGCAACAAAATCGGCAACACGTTTGGTGCAGTTGTTATCTATCTTAATTGCAATTTGTTGCCGATGTTTTCTATTATTTACTATTAATTAAAAATAATAAATATATGAATAAGCGCTTGTATACGTATACACGTAAAAAACGCAAATACGCGTATATATATATATGAGCAAAAAAAACAAAACATCGGCAACACAACCCCGATGAAGCCATATTTTATAAGGGCTGACGCCTGTTGCCGATTATTTATTGAGAACGAGGTGAGAACAATAGAAAAAGATATCGAACGTTGGTTAGGAAATCAACTCAAAAAACTAGGGTGTATATATATGAAATTCGTGTCACCTGGAAATGATGGCGTACCTGATCGGATTGTTATACTTCCCGGAGGTAGTGTTATCTTCGTAGAGTTAAAGTCCACACACGGAAAGTTAATGGCTAATCAACGAGTTCAGATTTCACGACTGCGCAAGCACGGCGCCATAGTATTTGTCCTAACCGGTAAGCTAGACGCTAAGTTATTTTTAGATGATATAGAAAGGGTAATTCATGGACTTTCATCCACATGAGTACCAAGAGATTGCTATTCAGCGGATAATTGACCATTCGCACTATGGCCTCTTATTGGACATGGGCTTAGGGAAGACAATCTCCACGTTAATCGCAATAGAGAAACTTATGTATGATAGCTTCACTATCAAAAAAGTATTACTCGTCGCACCTAAGAAGGTAGCAGAATCTACCTGGGCGCAAGAAACACAAAAATGGAGTGCTACAAGATGCCTGACCGTGGCCAAAGTATTGGGCTCTGAGAAAGAGCGCATACATGCACTCAATAGTGAGTCTGACATTTATGTGATGAACCGTGAAAACGTGCAGTGGTTATACGACTACTATTTCGAAAAACCGAAAAAGAAATTCCCCTTTGACATGTTAGTGATTGATGAAAGTTCTTCATTTAAGAATCCACAGGCTAAACGGTTTAAGGCTATGCGTAAAATGAGACCTCTCTTTAAGCGTATTGTCATTCTAACCGGCACGCCAGCGCCAAATACCTTAATGGATATTTGGGCGCAGATGTACTTACTAGACGGAGGCGCCCGGTTAGGTAAAACGCTTACCGAGTTTAGATGCCGCTACTTTACGCCGGACAAAACAAATGGACATGTAGTGTACAGCTACCGATTACTACCAGGTGGCGATAAGGCGATATTTGGTAAAATCCAAGACGTTTGTATGAGCTTAAAAGCGAAGGACTATCTAAAGCTACCTGAGCGGATTGAAAACGTAATTACTGTAGAAATGAGTCCTAAAGAATGGGCGCTGTACAAAGAAATGGAACGTGAGCATGTACTTAGTATTGTAGACGATGACGATATAAGCGCCTTAAATGCAGCATCCTTGGCAGGAAAATTATTACAACTGGCCAACGGTTCTATCTATAATGACGAGGGTGACATCGTAGTTGTACATAACGAGAAGGTAGAGCGGTTAAAAGAATTAGTAGAAACGAATGAAGGGAAACCGATATTAGTGTTCTATAATTTCAAACACGATCTGCAAGCGATTAAAGATGCTTTCCCTAAAGCCGTCGAATTAAAGACTGATGAAGATGTGGCCAACTGGAATAAAGGCAAAATCCAAATGTTATTGGCGCATCCCGCATCAGCAGGATACGGATTAAACCTTCAAGCCGGTGGCAATATCATTGTATGGTATGGGCTAACATGGAGCCTTGAACAATACCAACAAGCTAACGCAAGACTACACAGGCAAGGGCAAACACAGCCTGTGATTATCCACCATCTAGTAACAAAAGGTACGATGGATGAGCAAGTTATGAAAGCGTTAGAACGTAAAGAAGCAGGGCAGGACGCCCTATTAGAAGCTATTAAGTATCGTAAAGAATTGTATAAGGAGAACATAACATGAGATACAACTCGACTTTACAGGAAAAAGCAATTGAAGCAGCACAAAAAGCATTGTACGGAGTAGATAGATTTGATTATCTTGCCGCTGACGGGGACCTAAACGGGATGTTCGTTGTTTGGTTTTGTAAAACTTTACAAAACTGGAAGGCGATCGTAGCCGGACGAGATTTTGACGAATTTATTGAAGTCACGCACAACGGTGATAAAAATGAAACTTATGTTGATATCTATCAAAAAGTAATGAACGTGTGTGTAACATATGATTGCAATGGTCGCGCAGAAATTAAAAGTATAAAAGAGCTATAAAAATTGTATAAGGAGTAGAGATATGCAAAAGAAATGCAGACGATGCGGAGACACATTTACAGTAAGAACACACGAGGACTACTGCCCTGAGTGTGAAAAAGTAATGACACCGCCTGAAGCTGGTTATAGTAAAGTGATCACTTGTGAATCCTGCGGAGAAACATTTACACACAGAAAAGACAAGTCCGCAGGTCGTTGGCCTAAGTATTGCCCTACTTGCGCCGAGACGTTATCCAAGCCTTATAAAAAAGAAGAGGATGATAAGAAGTCAAAACTAAAACAGACTCTACAAAAAGAACTTGACGCAGTACAGAAAGAGGACGTGGTGAATCATCCTTCGCACTACACACAAGGTAAGATTGAGGTTATCGATTTCATCGAAGACCAACAATTTCCGTACCACTTGGGCAATGTTATTAAGTACATCTCACGTGCAGGTCATAAGGGCGATAAGTTAGAGGACCTAAAAAAAGCGCAGTGGTATCTGGCAAGATATATCGAACTGATTGGCAGTGACGATACCGCAGTATAGATGAGCCTATGAATAGATCATGTACTGGGAGTAAGCACCCTGGAGTTAGAAAGCTACAACGATTACTTAATAGCCGTAGGCGGATGAAGGATATTGAGGCGCACTTACAGCGACTCGAAGCTGAGGCACAAGAGGAGCGGTCTAATACTCCAGAGCAGCAACTTAATCTAAAAACAGCACAGAACGATTTGACAGAAGAGTTCCGTATCTTATCTAAAGAGCGGTACGAACTGTGGACACATATATGTAAGGTACCTAATGACGTCGAGCGTACATTCCTGGAGAACAGATACTACTTTGGAATGAGCATGAAAGAGGTCATTGAGAGTATGAACTACAGTGAAGCACGTATCTATGCAATCCAACGGAACGCGGTCAAAAGTTTTTGTCAAGTATTTTCTAAAAATAAATAAAGACGATATGCAATTAGAGGTAACACTTATGGTAACCTACAAGCGTGGTATGGAAGATAACAAGGGAAAGTCCTCCGTAACCACAGGCTGTAGGGTACGTTCATAGTGAATACCTTCTTGTACACTCCTCCACGGGCTATAAGCAGAAGGAATCATTAAGGACTACGGCACAACCACGTAGTCCTTTTTGGTTACTTCATCAGATTTTATCGATATAGCATTAAATGAGAATGAATGATAAAAGGTACTTCCGAGCGATAAAACCAGCGGTGGTCGGCTCCGCGCGATATTGTTCCGCCTGTGAGAGAAAAAATCAAGTAGAAAGTACTTTTGGAGAGGACACTTGGAAAGGAGGTCAGAAATGGCAGTCGAGAGACCTAAAGTCAAGTTCAGCGAACATGGTGAGCTCATAGTAACCACTGCGGTCTTATGTCAAATCTTAGACCTGGGACCCGAAATGATCAGCAGACATAATCGTGCAGGTATGCCGAAGGTGGCCACCGGTTGGTGGAACATTCGAGAAGTCCTTGTTTGGCTAGGAATGTCAAAGGATAAGGACGGAACGAAGTCGGCAGCGCAACGAAAATTAGAAGCCGAGGCGGACTATAAGGAAGCCAGAGCGAAACGTGAAAAGCGACTAAGCGAAGTGCTAGATGGTCAGTACATAGATGTGGCCGATGTACAACGTGAATGGACTGGACGCGTTTTAGAATTGAAGTCATCCCTTGGTCTGCTAGCCAAAGCGGTTAGCAAAGAATTCCCAGATGCAGATACAAGGGTGATTGTAGAGAGGACGGTGAATGAGTGTGTCAACACGTACCTCGAAAGCTATTCGAGGGAAGGGAAGTACACCAAAACGGAAATCGACCACAAAAAGAAAAAATAAAACGAATTCAAAAGCTGAATCTGTTATGACATTGAAAAACAACGTCGATGAATTTTCGTTTACGTGGACAGCTCCCGAACTGGAGGCCTTTAAACCACCAGAGCGGTATACCGTATCTGAGTGGGCTGATAAGTTCCGTGTACTGCCAAGCACCGGTGCTGAGCCAGGGCCGTGGCGCACTCTCCGTACTCCATACTTACGTGAACCTATGGATATGCTCAACAATGATCTGATTGAGCAAATCGTACTGTGCTTCGGTGCACAGATAGGTAAAACGGAAGCAGAACTCAATATGATTGGTTATGCACTACATCAATCACAAGCACCTGTCATGATGGTATACCCAACAGATGCCCTGGCAGAGTTCAATAGTGAGAAACGTGTACAACCGATGATAAAGAACTCTGAACCATTGGAGAAAATGTATGATGCCAACGCCAGTCAGAAGAAGGAGCTTAACTTCACGAATGGCAATTACATGGTATTGTCCGGTGCTAACTCACCATCGAGCCTAGCATCTAGGGCAATCAAATATGTGTTCTTTGATGAAATAGATAAATACCCAGCGTTCTCCGGTAAGGAAGCAAATCCAATTAAGTTGGCTACAGAACGTACTAAAACGTTCGTTGATGCCAAACACGTGATGGTATCAACACCTACGGTAGAAAACGGGAATATATGGAGGGCCTTTAAATCAGCTCACGCGCAGAAAGAGTACTACGTACCTTGTCCACATTGCGGAGAATATCAGACCCTCAAATTTAAACAAATTAAATGGCCTGAAAGTGCAAACGGAAATAAAGACTTAGTACGTGATACAGCATACTACGAATGTGAGCACTGCAAGGAACCAATTCAAGATAAGTACAAAATGGAAATGCTGCGAAGAGGGGAATGGCGAACGGAGAACGTACCGAACTGTAGAGTACGATCCGTTGGCTACCACCTATCCTCCATATATAGTCCTTGGGTAGCTTTTGGTAAGGTAGCTTACGAATTCCTATCCTCTAAGGGTTATGCAGACCAATTAATGAACTTTATCAACTCTTGGTTAGCTGAACCTTGGCGGTCTGCTAAAACTAAGAGCACACAAGATATCCAGTTCACAGAGTCAACGTATGACAGAGGTGTTGTTCCTGATAAGGCTACCCTCCTTATTGCTAGCGTTGACGTACAGCTCGATTACTTCTGGTGGGAGGTTAGGGCATACGCGCCAGGTGTTAAGTCATACTTAATCGACTATGGCCAAGCAAGTACATGGGATGACCTAGAAGATATTATCGTCAATCGTGAGTATCCAAGTGAATTTGGGGAACCGCGCCAGGTAATGAAAGCCGGTATTGACTCAGGGTTCAGAACAGATGAGGTTTACCAATTCTGTGCAAGATTCCCTGAAATCTGTATACCTCTTAAAGGTTCATCCAATAGTACAACCATGACGGCACCGTATTCAATGTCAAGTGTTGAAAAGGGTGTTATCGGTGGCTTGAAACTGTATGTACTAAATACCGATTATTGGAAAGACTTTATCTTCGCTCGAATGGTAAGGCCTACAGATGAAATCGGTACGATCCATTTATTCAAGGACTGCCCTCAAGAATATATGGACCACTTAAGGGCAGAAGAAAAGCAAGAAATTCGGAATGTGAAAACTGGTGAGATTACCGTTAAATGGAAACCACTTACTGGACATCCTACGAATCACTTGCTAGATACATGTACTTATAACGCGGCAGTAGCAGATATTGCCGGAGTTAAATATTTAGTAGAGCCTGAGCCTTACGAAGAAGCTGACGATACAACATCCTATGAGGATTACGGAAGCGGAATTGGTAGCACAGGCCATTGGTTTAGATAGGAACAGGAGGTGAACCATGAGCGATGTAAATGAACAACTTGAACGTGTCCGCCAAGTGATTGAGGATATCGAAACTAAAGGATATTCAGAGTTACAGATTGGTGGTAAGCGATTCAAGACGATTGACTTGCCAGTACTCTATGCACGTGAACAAACACTGATGCAACGAGTACATGAAGAGTCCAACGGATATCAAGCTGATGCATTCGTGACATGGGGTGGACGATGAATATCTTAGATAAAGTAATCGGATGGGTTAACCCTGAGCGTGCGCTAGAACGAATGGCAGCACGCGAAGCACTCCGTCAATATGATGCCGCATCAATGGACAGACTGAATAGTGATTGGCAACCTGCATTTGGTACGGCTGAGCAACTAGCAACAGGTTCACGTGATATTATTCGTGGCCGTGCAAGGTCTGCTGAGATGAACAGTGACTTAGCTGAGTCTGCGGTTATTGCCATCTTACGTAACGTAATTGGACCAGGTATCAAGCCACAAGCTAAGGTACGTCATAAGAGCGGTAAGCTCAATAACCAACTCAACAATAAGATTGAGCGTGCCTGGGCGAAATGGACGGAAGCAGGTAATGCAGACGTTCGTGGACTATCTAACTTCTACGAGTTGCAAACAATGGCACTACGTAGGATGTTGTATGATGGTGAAATTTTAGTAAATAAGACGGCACAGGGCGATTATCTTCCTCTCGCTATCCAATTAATCGAGGCGGAGAATATAGGTGCCATAGACGTCAAATATGGCAATAATAACATCATTAGCGGTGTTGAGGTAAACGAATATGGAAAGCCTGTAGCATACCATGTTAGCCAAGCAGACCCTATGGGTGTGAGAACCTTTGAGGCTATGCGGTTAACTACAGACCAAGCGTTCTTATTCTTCAAACCAAATCGTCCAACACAAATTCGTGGTATGAGTCACTTGGCGTTAGTCTTACGTCGGATCCATGATATCGATGAGTATATGGATGCAGACTTAATCGCAGCACGTGTATCAGCGTGCTTCAGTGCATTTATCACTTCTCAGAATTCTGCTAGACAAACTGCAATGCTTCCACGTGATAGCAAAGGTAGACCTAGCATGACAATGGCACCAGGTATGGTTAGACACCTAAGTCCTGGTGAGTCTATCGAGTTTGCAGACCCTAAGCGTAACGCTGGTACTGCAAGCGAATACTCGGCAACTCAGACTAGACGTATCTCGTCCGGTCTTGGTATGAGCGCTGACATCGTAGCGCGTAATATATCTGGTAACTTCTCGGCCGCACGTCAGAACCTGTTAGAGGACCAAAAGACGTTCCGTCAATTACAAGAGTTTGTTATTGCACACTTCTGTATGCCGATTTGGAGAGCCTTTATTGATGCCCTCTATTTATCTGGTGAGCTACCTCCAGATTACCTGGCGAACAAAGACAAATACCAAGAGGTATCTTGGCTTGCTCCAGGGTGGTCTTGGATTGACCCAGTAAAAGAGGTAAATGCCAATAAGGAAGCGATTAAATCTGGCCTTACAACCCTAGAGGATGTGTGCGCAGCATCCGGTCGTGATTGGGAGGAAGTCCTTGAACAACGGAAGCTCGAACAGGATAGGGCTCGTGAGCTTGGGGTGTTACTTGATTATTCCAGTGAGTTGCAACCGCTAACGATGGGCGATGATGACACTACACAGGAAGGAGCTGATGGCTAGTAATGAGTGAACATCAAAAGCGTAGTGTTCTTGGCAACTATTGTCGAGAAACTACTATTGACCACGTCGATACCGATAGTCGGACAGTAGAATTATCATTCTCTTCCGAAACGCCATATGGCCGTTGGTTCGGCGATGAAATCCTTTGCCACGATGAAGAGTGCATCAACCTTGAGCGCTTTAATAATGGCTTGGGTACGGTATTGTTTAACCATGATCGTGATGCGGTCGTAGGTCATATCGAGAAGGTATGGCTAGAAGATAACCGCGGTAAAGCGTTAGTTCGCTTTGATACAGATGAACAATCCGAAACAATATTCCAAAAGGTACAGTCCGGTACGCTACAAGGTGTAAGCGTAGGCTATGCAATCAACCGTTATGAAGTATTGGAAGATGAAGATACTAAATCTACTAACGGTCGATTTAGTGGCCCGGCTTATGTAGTAACGGATTGGGAACCTTTAGAAATCAGCATTGTATCTGTTCCTGCTGACCCAACAGTGGGCGTAGGACGTAGTGCTGAAGAAATTCATACAAGTATTGACACACAGGAGGATAACACACGTATGGATCAAGAGAAAAATTTAGAAGTTCAAGAAGTAAAATCTGCACCAGTTGAAACTGGTCTTACTCAAGCAGACCTTCAAAAAGCTATGGAACAAGAACGTAAACGTACTTCCGAAATTACAGCAATGTTCCGTGACTTCGATGTAGAAGGTGCAGACGAAGCAATCGTATTGGGTAAATCTATTGAAGAAGCACGTGAAATGGTAATGGACCAACTTCGTGCTCGTAACAAAGGTGTATCCGTAACAATGGGCGAAGCTGAAAGCGATAAATTCCGTGCCGCTGCACAAGACGCTGTATTGATGGCAGCAGGTATCCCTGTAGCAGATGCAGCACCAGGTGCACAAGAATTACGTGGTTATTCCATGATTGAAATGGCTCGCGAATCCTTACGCCGTGAATCTGGTTCTACAGTAAACTTTGGCGACAACATGGAATTGGCTCGTGCAGCTATTAACTCTACATCTACATTCCCTGCAATCATGTCTAACTTGGCTAACAAATCTGTAATGGTAGGCTTCAATGAAGCTGAAACTACTTACCAAATCTGGGCAGGTAAAGGTTCTAACCGTGACTTCAAAGAAGCTGCACGCGTAGCATTGTCCGAAGCAGGTACCCTTGAATTAGTTCCAGAAGGTGGCCAATTCAAACAAGACTCCTTCGGTGAAGCATCTGCTCGTACTAAAGTAGCTACTTATGGTAAATTGTTCAGCTTAACTCGTCAAGCGATCATTAATGATGACTTGGGTTTATTCTCCAAAATTGCTACTAAATACGGTTCTGCTGCGAAACGCTTAGTAAACAAAATGGTATATGCTCAATTAACTGGTAACGTTAAAATGCAAGACAATGTAGCATTGTTCGACTCTAAACATGGTAACGTTGCAGGTACTGGCGAAGCATTATCTGTTAAAGCAATCGCTAAAGCAATTACTGCTATGCGCCGCCAAAAAGGTATTCAAGGTGAAGCAACTCTTAACATTACACCTAAATATTTGGTAGTTCCTCCAGAACTTGAAATGACTGCATATCAAATCGTTAACTCTACTGCAGCAGTAGACGGTGTAAACTCCGGTGTAGTTAACCCTTACAAAGGTCGCTTTATTGTTGTAGCTGATGCAGAATTGACTGACCCAGATGCTTGGTACTTAGTAGCTGATGCAACTCAACATGACACTATTGAAGTAACTTACTTGAACGGCGTTGAAACTCCACGTCTTGAAACTCGCCAAGGCTTCGATGTAGATGGCATTGAATACAAAGTAGCATTCGACTGTGGCGTAAGCGCTCTTGACTTCCGTGGTTTATATAAAAACGCAGGTAAATAATAGGGGGATATAACACATATGGCAAAATTCGTATATGAAACAGACCGCATCAATTATGTGGCAACAGCAGATATTAAAGCCGGTGATATCGTAGAAGCAGGTGCACTTCATGGTGTAGCTGTTACCGATATCAAAACTGGCGAAATGGGTGCATTGAAAGTTACTGGCGTATTCAAAGTAGACGCTACTAAAGCTGATACTTACGCTGTAGGTGATGCAGTAACCTTCGTCGCTGGTAAAGCTGCTAAAACTGGTGGTAAACCATTGGGTATTGCAGTAGAACCTAAGACTGCAACACAAGATACTGTAACAGTAATGTTGAAAAACTAATCATTGTATTTTAACGGAAATGCGGGCCACACGGTCCGCATTAACCCTATGAGGTATAACTTATGCTGACCTATGATGAAAGCGCCTTACTCGATGTATTTGGCGAAAAAATAACATATGAAGGTAAGCAGATTAAGGCTAGCGTAGAAATCGGTGAGTATGATGGTAAAGGTTCTGGGTTCGTAACTGGACTTGCTGATAAGGCTAAGATATGGGTTAGAACTAAAGACGTGCCACTACCTAAGACTAAAGATGTAATCTACATCAACGGTAAGAAGTGGTATGTAGATCATATCTCCGATAGCGATGCTAAAATGCATTGTCTTGAAATTGTGGCCAACGTTAGGACGGTAAGACCATGAGTAATTCACCACTTACCATTGTTGACACTGCCACACCGTATCTTGAATTTATAGCTAAGACTAAACCAGATTGGACTAGGAAAGCTATGAAGTCAGTCGGTTGGATGATGCAAAAGGAAATCAAGACCGGAATAAAATCCGGTTCACCTGGTGGCCATAAATATGCTAACTTCATGCCACCTACTATGAGGGCTCAATTTGAGGCAGCATTTGGCGCTAAAGTAAGGCGTGCCTATAAGGAAGGCGGTAAGGCTGATAAGGAAGGTTGGGGGCTAAGGTCCCGAGCTCAACTTATAGCCGGTGGCGTAAAGGAGACTACAGTTGGTTATACACCTCTCGGTAAGATGTATCGAGCTGTTGGTTACCAATATGACGCCAAGTCGCAATCCGTAAAAGTAGGGTGGTTATCATCGTCTGCTAAACGATTAGGCGAACAGATTGAGCGTGGTTATACGAAACAAATCACAGAGCCAATGCGTAAAACATTATTTGCCGGTGGCTTTCAACTTGCTAAAGGGAAGTCTGAATTTAGGATTAAACCTCGTAAAACGTTTGGTCCGATGAGAATAGCCCTACAGCCTAAGTTGGTACCTTACCTAGAGTCTAAAATCGGTGAATATGCACTAGGCAAAAGCACTCAGTTCGCATCTAGTAGACGAGCATATAAAGTGAGGTAGCAATGCAAACTATTCCACTAGCGGTCATTGCTAACAGATGGGCAGAAGCAATTAAGGGTAATCAGAAAATTACTGATTACTGCATGAAGCATTACGGAAAGGATTTAGGGATTTATATCGGATATGACGAAGCAAGTGCACCTCTTGAAGAGGATTGCCCATGTGTGATCATACTGATGGATAACAAGTCCGAAGGGTTGGCTAGCTCATACTCTTACACACTCCAACTTGCATGGGGGATAGTAAGAAATGAGGTAGAACGTGAAGGTCGTGTAGTGAAATACACAGGAGCGTTCGAGTGTGACGAACTTGGCCAATTACTTGTCGAATGTATCATGGCAGTTAACCCTAACTACCCTGTCATTAACATTGACTATGAAACAGACAATATTTCGTGGCGTCCGGTGTATCCGGGTAAAGCCACATACACTATAGAAATACCGCACGTAATTGGCGGTAATGTTGAATATTAGGAGGATAAACATGGCAGTAGCTAAACGTGCACAAGGTGCACAATCTTCTCTTACAATGGCCTTTGAAACTGACTTCGGTACTACACCATCTACCGGTGGCGTGGTAATGCCTATTATCAGCTCTTCCTTAAAGGCTAGCCAAAACTTGAATGACTCCTCTGTTATTCGAGGCACACGTAATCCGGCGGCACCTAGTCGCGGTAACATCGATACATCTGGTAGCATTGTTCCACCAGTTGATGTATTGGGATTTGGCTATTGGTTAAAGCTAGGCTTTGGTGCTCCAACTACAACAGCACAAGGCACTGGCAAAAAACACGTGTTTAAAATTGGTCCAGATATGCCATCTGCTACCTTTGAACAAGGTTATAAGGATATCAGTACTTACCAACAATTCAGTGGCGTACGCATGAATAAGATGTCCTTAAACTTCGGTGGTGACTCTGAATTAACCGCATCCATCGATGTAATGGGATGTAAGGAAACAATGGCAGCAGTACCATTTGATACAGCGCCTAAATCCATTGTGTTTACTCCCTTCGAAAACCTTGAAGCCACCATAAAAGAAGGTGGCGTAACGGTAGCTAATGTATTATCTATGAGCCTTGATATCGATTTTGGCTTAGATGGTGACTCTTATGCTATTGGTGGTAAAGGCTTCCGTACATACATTGATGCAGGTATTGTTGGCGTATCCGGTAATATTAAAGCATTCTTCCAGAACATGGACCTTTTAAATAAAGCTGTAAACGGCACTGAGTCCAGTCTTGAATTAACGCTTACTAAAGGTACTAACTCTTTGACTATTAAATTACCTGAATTGATTTACGAACGTAACTCTCCTGGTATCGATGGTCCTAAAGGTGTAAATATTGAACTTCCATTCAAAGCATATTATGGCGATGATGCTAGTCAATCTGCAGTAGTATTTGAATTGGTTAACAGCCAAACATCTTACTAATCTAACTCATTAGGAGGTATCTATGAATCTTCAAGGTAAAGAATTAAAACCAAGAGCCCTTACATGGACTGAACGTGATAACTTAATCAAAGCTGGTTTAGACTTCGTGTATTGTCCAGTAGATGTTGATGATCAAGTCGCATCTATCGTTCGTAGTCGTGATATTATGCGCTTCATCTTAACAGATGTATATAAGCTCACAGATGAGGAACTCAATACAGTAAGTGATAAGGATGCAATGACATTCGCAGGTGAAGTTATTACATTAACATATCAATTACAAGAAGAAACAGAAAAAAACTAGAAGAGGCGTGGAGGTGGATGTCCTCGGATAAGCCGAAGTACTGCCAGGGATGTAAGGAATTACAAACCGCTATAAAGCAGTACTTCGACTGCTCCGAGTGTGACTATAACCCACCACGCCTATTGTTTGGTTCGAAACTAGCTATGAAGCTGTATAACCTATCACGTAGTCAACGTATTTACCACTCTGGCGGATTAGCTGGGTTTGACTACCCGGCTATACGTACGGTGGCTGAGATTAATAACATCAATCTAAATCCTATGTTATTTAGTCTTATGTGGATATTAGAGGGTTTAGAAATGGAGGCGATGAATAAGGATGTCGAATAACGTAGTAGATATCATAGTGCAACTGACCGACAAGAATGCGCAAGCCGGTTTAGAGAAAATCGCCGCTACCTCTAAGGGAACAGTTGCAGAGCTTTCAAAGTTAAAGAATGAATTATTTGCCATAGGTGCAGGTGCTGGTATTGCAGGGTTAGGTACTAAACTTGCAAAAGAGGCGCTATCTTGGAACTTGTCGGTTAAGAAGATGCAATCCTTAACAGGGGCAACTGCTGAACAAGCAAGTACATTTATATCTGTGGCTAACTATATGGGTGTTGCTACTGATGTAAGTACAGTAGCGTTTGCTAAGTTTGCTAAAGCAGTCTCTACCGCTCAGGACAAGATGCAAGTTGCATCAGCTGAAGGCAAGCTAGCGACTGATATGTTTAGTCGTTTGGGTATTAGCATTGATCAGATTCAAGGTAAAAACACCCTTGAAGTGTTCTCTATTATCCAAGAACGATTAAGGAATATGAAGGACGGTGCCGAAAAGACACGGGTTGAAATGGAACTGTTTGGTAAAACAGGTTACCAGCTACACGGCATGCTGAATTTGTCCGCTGAGGCAATGAAGCAAGTCGAAGACCGTGCTAGAGCAATGGGGCTCATCATCAATGATGAAGCAGCTCAAAAGTCCGCATCCTTTAATCGGCAGTTAAAAGATATGGAACAGACAGGTAAGAGACTGGCCATTATGATTGGCCAAGAATTACTACCTGTCGTTATGGAATATGCACAAGGTGCGATTAATCTTACTAAGACATATAGCGAGTTAGCAACCGAGCAGAAGGAAGCTATCTCAGGACTTCTTAAATTTGGTCTAGAAGCAAGCATAGCTATTACTGCTATCCAATCTATCACGAGCGCATTGAAGTTCATGAGATTGGCTACAATAGCAGCCGCAGGTCCTTGGCTTGCATTGGCAACCGCTATCGGCTTAGCTGGTAAAGCACTATTAGATTATCGCTATAAGGAAGCCACTAAGGGTACTGACTTAGGCGTTGATGTGAATGGGCTTAGAGCTCATAAGAACTTAAACGCACCTGGGACTAATGAAGCCTATATGGCAAACAAAGATGGCCGGTACTGGGTAGAGGATAGTGCGTTCTTCGGACTCATTAAGAACGATCGCTTAGCAACAAAAGATGAAGGTGCTCAAATCGATGCTGCTATTAAGGCTAAGGAAGCTGCAGATGCTGCGAAGAAAAAAGCAGAAGAAGAGCAAGCTAAGATGGAGCAAGAAATCGAGAATGCTAAGAACGGTCTTACTAATAACGAAGCCATCAATAAGGCTAATGAAGAAGCTGGTAAGGCAGCCAAAGCCCAAGAGGCAGCGGCCAAGAAAGCAGAGCAAGCAGCCGAGAAATTGGCAAGTTCTGTAGAACGTCTTAACGAGCTTATCCGCAGTCTTACACTTCAATCTTTAGAGATTGACGGTAGCCAATATGAAATCGATAAGCTCAATGCTAAGAACCAATATGAAACGAATAATAAGAATATTCGTGACATCATTCGGTCTGCAGCCGGCTTAGGTAATGTTGGTGGTGGCTCAGGTAGTGCCTCTGGTGTATTAGATGCCGCTAACGCTCAACTAGGTAAAGCCTACGTATTGGGTGCAGACGGCACATGGGCTACAGATTGCGGTAAGTTGTTTGCAGATAGCGTAAAGGAAACATTCGGCAAGGATGTACCTCGGTATGTTCCATCTATTATGGATGCAGCGGCAGAAGCCGGAGCATGGCACCCAGAAGGTGACGGATATGTTCCTAAAGCCGGTGATGGTGTCGTTGTACTCGGCGATAACCACATTGTCATTGCAGATGGGGACGGTGGCTATACGGGAGCTAACTCTAGTACAGGGGTAGTCGCTAAGCAGTCTATTACGGGAGATTTCGGAGCGATTACAGGCTACGTTGACACGTCTAAATTAGTAGGTATGTCTGGTTCAGTTAATGGCCTTAAAAACGCAAATGCTAAAGCGTTGGCAAATTCCAATCTTGTAGCGGAAGCTAAGGCTAAGAATGAGGAAGTATACCAAAAGAAACTAGCTGAAGCTGACCGTAATCAAAAGATACGTGTTCGTAAGATGAATGAAGATATTGTCAAGTTAGACCTTGAACGTACTGGCGATCGCTTGCAACTTATCAAGGCTGAATCTGAAGCTCAACAAGCGCAGATTGACGATAACCTTCGTGAGTATACAAAAGCCGTTGGTGATAAGACATTAGCTGAGAAGAAAGCTAATGCTGAGAAGTTGAAGCTTACTGCAGAGACTAATCAGAAAATTCGTGAATTAGCTTATACGCAACTTAACGAAGATGTGGATAAGCAGTCTAACTTAGTGAAGCTTGGCCGTGTATCTCAAGAAGATGCAGATAAGGTGCTTGATGAGTCCCTTAAGTCTTATATCTCTTACGCACAGTCTGAGCTTAACGAGGCTCAATTAAGTGCTACACAGCGCTTACAGATTGAGAAGAACCTAGTTGAAGCTCAACAAAAGCTATGGGAAGCCGCAGGACGTAACTTGCGTACTAGCCTAGCAGAAGGTGCTAGACAGTACAACCAACAAGTGACTAACTATGGTGACCTAGCGAAGTCTACTTTTGATAGCACGATGAGCAGTATTAACTCTTCCTTTACTAGTCACTTAGAAGGTATAGCTACTGGAGCTGAGTCATTCGGTAAAGGGCTTAAGAATATCTTTAAGGATATTACAAATAGTATCCTCAAGATGCTTGTAAATCTATCCTTCCAACAGTATGTACAACCTAAGCTACAAAGCCTATTTGGTGGTGTAGTAAACGGTCTAGGTGCTTTAGGTGCCAGCCGTGGTGGTGTATCTTCGTTTGCTAGTGGCGGTTCTTTCGGTGCTGCATTTACTGGCAACAGCTTCGGTAAGTTTGCAAGCGGTGGTATAGCTCCTGCAGGTATGACATTAGTTGGTGAGAATGGCCCAGAGCTCTTACAGTTCAACTCTTCTCATCGCATTTACAATGCAAGTCAAACACGTAAGATGATTGGCGGTGAAGGAGCGAATAAAGTAACGGTTAACATCATCAATCAATCTGGCCAACAACTAGATAGCCAACAACAAGAAACTAAGTTTGATGGCGAACAAATGATAGTTGATGTAGTAGTATCTAGTCTTATGACAAACAAAGGAGGTATGCGTGATGCCATTAAGGCAGCCGCAGTATAGCGTATGTTAGAATTTCCAAACATAAGATATCCGATATACCCTATCGATGAAACAACGCCTGATGTAAGTCGTAAGGCTCAGGTAGAAAACATGACGATGTTAACTCATCGCAAGACTACAAAAGCATTACGATCATATTTAGTGAATTATAAAATACCAACTACAGAGTATGTCCGCTTAAGGAATTTCTTTGACCAAGTGAATACTGCAGAGATATTCCTTTGGACACATCCGGAGACACGAGCGAAGGTAAGAGTTAGGTTTGCTGACCAACTCCATTTCTCTGCTAGCGATTACGGTATATGGAGTGGTTCTATTCAATTACAGGAGGCTTAGATGTTAACGCTATCGACTGCATCTATTATCGAAAAAAATAAGATATCCTCCACTGGTGCATGGGTAATGGCTATTGAGCTGCACCACCCTGAAGGCAATATCCTTCTGGTGAATAACACAGAGGATTTGACATTAGGTGGAAAGCAGTATACGGCGTTCCCATTTAAGCTGGAAGATATTAACGAGGACACTAAGCAGATGCCTAACGTTAAACTCTCTGTAGCGAATGTAACCGGTACTATCCAGCGGTTGGTAGAAAAGAATAAAGGCCTCACAGATTGTGAGGTCAATATTCGAATATTTAATACCAACTTACCGGACATCATTGAATTAGAAGAAACGTTCATCATTAATGCATCTCAATCTAAAGCAGATTGGGTAGTGTTCACATTAGGCACAGACTTCTCATTTTCTCGCAGGTTCCCACCTGTTCGAGTAATGAAAGATTACTGTCCTTTCAAATTTAAGTCTGTAGAGTGCGGATACAAAGGGTACGCACAATCATGTAACAAAACTCTAAAACGCTGTCGTGAGTTAAATAACAGCGTTAGATTTGGCGGTGAGCCAACAATACCACAAGGGGGCTTATATGCGTCTAACTCTAAATAACCTAATAGGTACTCCGTGGAAGGAGTTGCCTTGTTGGGAGCTTGTGGTAGAGGTGTACAAGAGAGCCGGTATTCATCTTGGACCATATGCAACGTATTGGCCAGATATGAACTCACCTTGGCACGAAGTCAAGGAACCGGAAGTAGGGGACATAATTGTCATGAACCTCTACAGTAATAGCGCTGATCATATCGCAGTATATGTCGGCGAAGGTAAGATGATACATTCTACCGAATATGCGGGGGTGTGTGTCGTACCAATGGACAGATTAAGAAAACGTATATTAGGAGTGTACAGGCACAAGGAGGCTCAAAATGATTAGATTAGTAATTGCTCGAAACCCATTCGACCTTACCACTAGACAAGAGACTCTTGTGCCTTTTGTTGAAGGTAAACAGCTTAACCAATATTTCACAGAACCAGGTAACTGGGTGTACTCCATTAATGGTGAGTTAGTAGATGATACTGCATCACCTACTGATGAAGCTTACGTGGTAGTGTTACCTAAAGTTGAAAAACAAGTACTAGGCATCTTGTTATCTATTGGTTTATCCATTGCAACTGCTGGTATTGCCTCCGGTGCTATCTTTGGTATTACTAGCGTATTAGGTCGTACGCTCGCAGCAATGGCTATCGGTATGATTGGTAACACGATCATATCTAAATTGACGGCGCCCAAGACTGATAGCTCAAATACTGAACAGTCAGCTACGTATGGGTGGCAAGGCTCCCAGACTATAGTTGGCCAAGGCCATCCATTAGCTATCACTTATGGTAAGTGTAAAAGTGCAGGCATGCTAATATCTCGTCACGTGATAAGCGATGGTAGTAAGCAGTATCTTAACTTGTTATACTGCGCCGGTGAAGGCCCTATCGATTCTATCTCTAATATCAAATTAAATGGTAACCCTGTAGGTAACTATAAGGATGTACAGGTTGATATTAGACTCGGTACAAATGACCAAACAGTTATCCCTAACTTCAACGATAACTACGCTGACCAACCATTGACTTATGAGCTTACGAATGATTGGTCTATCCATCAAACGCAAGGTAATTTATCTACTGCGTTAGAGGTGACTTTATCATTACCTAATGGTTTGTATTATTCAAACGACAAGGGCGGACTAAGTGAAACGTCAGTCACTATCGAAGGTGGCTATCGTAAAGTGGGGTCCGCTGAATGGATACCACTACCATTGAGTAATGATGGTGGCCAAGATGGTATGGTTGAAAAGAAAGACGGTAAATGGTATCGACTATTTAGCCATTCTAAAACACCGATTGATACTAGCAAGTACTCAGGTACTATTAAGGATAAATCCAATAAGGCTATTTACAGGGTATTCAGGTTCGATGTAAAGGAACCTGGCCAATATGAAGTACGTATGCGATGCGCACATAAAGACGGCAACTCTAACCGCCATGTGAACAAAGTATATTGGTCTCAGTTAACTCAGATTGTCTATGACGACTTCATTCATCCTGGTAAAGTGCTCATCGGCATTAAGGCGCTAGCGACTGACCAGTTAAATGGTAATGATCCAAACGTAACATGGTTACAGGAACGCAAAACAGTATGGGTATTTAATACTTACACTGGAGCATATGAGTCTAAACCGGCTAATAATCCGGCGTGGGCTTGCTACGATATCCTACATCATTGCCGTAAGATTGGTGATGAGTATGTAGTTAAAGGTGCACCTCGTGAACGCTTCGTATATGACGCATTTAAGGCTTGGGCTGATAAGTGCGACGAGAAGCATATTACATTTAACTACATTTTTGATAGTGCTAGTCAAGTATGGGATGCGCTCAAATACGCTGAGAATGTAGGCAGAGGTAAAGTAATACCTTTAGGTACTCGGTTCAGTTGTATTTACGATTATGCTGCTACACCTACTCAGTTATTTACTGTTGGCAATATCAAGATGGACTCATTTATGGAAGAATTCCAAGCCACATCATCCAGGGCAAATGCTATCGAGGTATCTTTCCTCAACAAAGCTAAAGACTATGAACGGGATGTACTTCCTGTATTCAGTGAAGAATATGACGTGACTACATCGTTAGCTAGCCCTGCGCAAGTAGAACTTATGGGATGTGATAACGTAGACCAGGCATACAATTACGCTAAACACTACCTAAGAGCTAATAAGTACGAGGTGCGAACTTGTACATTTGAGGCTTTCACAGACGCCATAGCCTGCACAATAGGGGATGTAATTCTACTACAACACGACGTGACGGACTGGGGTCAAGGCGGTCGTGTAGAGTCTGCTACTGGCAATAAGGTAGTGCTTGATAGAGACGTTACATTCGAGCAAGGTAAGACCTATCGACTTATGGTGCGTAACGCTACTACAGATGCTTTAGAATCTTATGACGTGGCTAGTGCCAGCGGTAATACATTAACTCTTGCTAAGAGTGTAGTTGTTCAAACTGATGATCTATACACCTATGGTGAGGCTACTAAGGAAGCTAAGCCGTTTAGAGTATTGTCTATCAGTAAGTCTAATTCTGAAATGACTCGGAAGATATCCTGTATTGAATACTATCCTGAGCTATACGCAGGCGATGACGGTTCCGTTCCTATCATTGACTATACTACACAGTCCGATGTACTAAAGGTTATTAATCTAGTACTCTTAGCTGACACTAAGACCTTGAAGGACGGTACTGTACTATGTGATATCAACGGTACATGGCAATTACCAAGGGATAGAGTTGCTAAGAATATCATCGTTTATTACAAGCCTGTTACTACTCAAGAGTGGCAACAGTTCAAGGTGTTAGATGGTAGTGCTACTAGCGTAACCATTCCAAGCGTAGCGACTGACGTCAACTACGACGTTAAGATTGTATGTACAAGTGATACAGGAGCTGCGTATGAGGGGGTAGAGCGTGCAGTGTATGTAAGTGGTAAGGAAATACCACCGGCTACACCTAAAGGCTTTAAGGTGACACAGGATGCAGTAAATAGTAGTGTACTTCACTTATCATGGAAACCTAATGCAGAGGCTGACCTACATGGATACACGCTATATGACGGTAACGATGTAGTCCTTATTAAACATATAGGCGGTACATCCTACTCGTACTTCATTCCTAATACTGGTAATTACCAATTCAAGCTATCGGCTATTGATACGTCCGGTAATGAAAGCGGTAAGGCTGAAGCACGTATTACAGCGACTGTATCTGCTGAAAGTGTAGCTACACCAAATGCACCGGCTCATGGTGAGGTAACCATTGGTAAGACGATCACTGCTGCATGGGACCCAGTAGAGAATACATACATCGATTACTACGAAGTACGCCTTGATAGTAATGTTGGCCAAGCTACAAATAGACTTGCCAAGACTACAGATATCCGGTCTGACATTAAGCTATCTGCTCGCAGAGGTGCGGTATTCGTGTATGCGCACAATCCTGTTAAAGGATATGGTCCAGCTCTTAGACTAGACTATAATGCACCTGTTCCTAGTGCTCCAACTAACGTCAAAGTAAAAGGTAATATTACAGGCGTGAGCGTAGTCTTTGATAGCATACCGGATACTTGTATAGGCGCTAATATTTACATTGGTACAGAGAAGTATTTCGTTACTACTAACGTAAATATAATACCGCATGACCCAGGTGTATTTGATGTGAAAGTTGCGTATGTAGATGTGTTTGGTGAGGGTGTTTATTCCGATATCGTTGGTACTTCAGTACCGGCTAGCATCGACTCTGCTTTAATCGACAAGGAAGCTCTTGGCATTAAGGCTATGGACGATAAGATTAAAGAGCTTACTCAAACTGCTAATGCATATTCTACGCAGGTGCAGAACCTAACCACTAATATGGCCACACAGTTTAGCCAATTATCTGAAGGTATTGACCTTAAACTAAAAGCATTGAATGGCGATGAGATTGTAAGTCGTATTAATCTAAGCTCTACAGGAACAAGAATTGATGGCAAGCTACTACACGTAACTGGTGATGCACTATTCGACAATAACATCATTACTAAGCAGATGCTCGCTGCTAAAGCCGTGTCTGCAGATAAGATGGACGTCGGTGAGTTAAGTGCAATCAGTGGTAACCTTGGGACTGTAACAGGTGGTAAGGTTATCGGCGGTGTACTTCAAAATAAGACAGGCTCGTTTAAGGTCGATGAAAACGGTAACATCGTAGGCGCTAATATTACAGGCTCACGTATTGACGCTCAATCAATTATGCAAGCTGGATTTAAAATCAGAAACATTGATGTACAAATCTATAAAGTACGTCATGGTGACTGGTGTCCACTACCGGAAGGGTTTAACGAAAATCAATGTACATTCGTACCAGTTGGATATATTCAAACAGAGAGCTATTGTAATACAAGCAATAACGGCAGGCCTTATATCCCAAACCCTACAGATAACGGGATAGGTAAAGTTGGTGAACGTATTACATTTGACAGATTTAATCAACAAAAACATAGATGGATTGGTGCTTGCGACTTGTATTTCAGGACTAATCGCTCTAAGAAAGTTAACATCGGCATCAAAGGTAAACGTCAAGCAGTTGCGGAGTCAAGATACCTTGATATGTCTACATCAGGTAGTGACGGCAGTAACCCAGGCTTTAAGGACGTTGAATGTTACTCCTATGGGGAATTATATATATTGGTTATTGCGCGACAATAAGGAGGCTATATGGTCGAACAAGATTTAACACTCCACGCTGGACAAGACTTTGATATCACGTACGTCGTACCGCCAGATAACGATATGACATTAAGTCAATATAAAGGCGCTTGTAAAATTCGCAAGCGCCCATATGACAATATGATATTAGAGTTACATTCTGTGGTAGAGTCAAAACAGGTAAGGTTTTTTATTTCTGGCCAAGAGTCCGCGGAGATGAAAATAAAGGGCGGCGATTACATCTATGACGCATTCCTTTATAACGATGACCACTGGCTCAAACTTGGCCAAGGTACGATTACGATCGTGCCGGATATTTCTATGCATGAGTAAGGAGGGTGGTAACTTATCATGGCTGAAACAAACAATACTTTGACAATTAAATTTGACAAAGAAAATAAATTACCACTTATTGAGGGGCTAGGCAAAAGCGCCTACGCAATAGCAGTCTCTCATGGGTTCGAAGGTACCGAACAAGACTGGCTTGATAGTCTACGTGGACCACAAGGCCGGGAAGGAGTTCCAGGTCCTCCGGGACCGCCTGGTACTGGTGCTAATGTAGATTTATCGCCGTATGCAACTAAACAAGAAGCCGACAATCTGTATCTAAAAAAAGTAGATATAAGAAATTACCTAACTATGATAGGCGATATTAAGTACGCACTGAAAACAGAGCTAAATAATTATTTGTCTAACACAGATGCGGTTAATAATTATGCTCAAAAAGGCTGGGCGACTCAAACGTTTGCATATAAGAACGATTTAGGTACTTTCATTAAGAAAAACGAGATTGCTCAATATGCATTAACACCTGGCGATGCTTCTAGTCGTTACGTCAATAAATTAGAGGGGCAGTCCTTCGCTCAAAAATCTGAATTAAGTGAGTATGTTAAAAAAGCAGAAATTAATCAATATACATCAAGTACACAAGGGCCGCCAGGGCCTAAAGGAGAGCCGTTTAAATATTCTGATTTCACGCAAGACCAACTTAACGCACTTAAAGGGCCAAAGGGTGATAAAGGCGAACCCTTTAAATATTCTGATTTTACTGCAGCGCAACTCGAAGCATTAAGGGGTCCTCAAGGCCCTAAGGGCGAGCCATTACGCTTTGAGGATTTAACCGAAAGCCAAAAGCAACAACTTAAAGGCCCAAAAGGAGATAGCATAAGCGGAGCATCTGCAGTTAAATCATACGATGTTATATGGGGTATAGCTAGAGCTGGTGAACGTGGCAACGGTAGAGGGTATTTAGAGTATAGTCCTTTGACTGGTTTTGGTAAGCTACACTTGGACATTGTATTAACGCAGAATAGCGGAAATGGTGGTGTTATTGCTACCTTGCCTGCTAATTCTCCTGTTCCTTCAAGGTTATTAGAAGTTGCTGTAGATGCAAACAATAATAGCGTATATATTGAACCAAACTCTAGGAATATTAAAGCTTGGGGTGTGGCTAGTGGCAAGAGGTATATTTTTGATGTTGTAGGTTTTTGGAAGGAGAGTTAAATAATGGCAGATAATACTTTAACTTTGAAATTCGATAAAGAATCTATTTTGCCTTTATTCGAGGGCTTAAGAGGTCCACAAGGTCCTCAAGGCGAACCTGGTTCAATCGGCGAACCTGGTCCAATCGGTAATCCTGGTCCTAAAGGAGAGCCTGGCAGTGCTAAAAAAGCAGCAGAACTTTTGAAACAAAAGAACGTATATCTCGCCGACTCTAGCGTTGAAACAGTTCTTGCAAAATTGGTTGAGCTTGTTGGGGCTACCATTAAGGTATCTTACAAACCGATAGAGTATGCTCAGCCTTTAGAAGGCCAAACATTCATAGATTTAAAAGGGGAACCACACTTCAAGGTTTCCGTTGACGAGGGAGAAAAACGTGTGTTTGAGAGCGACAATATGCGCGTTCCTATCGCACCATTTGGGATTGCTAATATCTTGGTTAAATATTATGATTTGGCTGATCGTGAGGTTGGCAGTGTAGAAATTAAAGGTGTAGTGGGTCACTCCAATGCTGATGACACGTTTGAGGAAAATGGAGTAAGATACTCCTTATTTGGCCGAAAATTGGAAATTGATGTAACTAACTTCAAAGGAAATAACGCTTTTAAAGCACTTGGTAAATGGCTAGTTACTCAAATCGATAGCATATTAATTAAAACAAGTAAGAAGGTAAGTCTAGTAACTAGGGACGGTCAAGATAATCAATATAGTTTTAGAGATACCAATAATAATGCTATTGGTGATATTCCTATTGTTGTTGAAACTCCTCAAAATGTTGCGTTCTCTAATATGGAGTATATGTACAAACCTATTAAAATAGGCACTTTACAAGATGGTATAAGTAGTGTCTTGTTTCAAACTTCCAGAATCGAATGGGACGATAGCAAACATAAATATATTAATGCAGGCGACGCTGTAGACCATTTATAATCAGTCCTTAGTTAGCACAGAGTAAGGGGGGCGCATATCTCATCTGGACATGGCAATTTGAACTGAACGATGTCTTGACTACGCTTACAATTATAGGTGTAGTGTGCGGAGCAGGTTATCGATTGTTAATAGTACCGCTATTAAATAAAATCGAAGCTCAGCGAATACAGGATAATATATCCTTCACGAGTAAGTGGGATACACTCTTTGATACTCTCAATGAGTTAAAAGAGGATATGAAACTCTCACGTGCTGAACGTGTAAAATCGGAGGCTACCTTCATGATGTTAACCACGAAGCTAGAATCCATGGAAAAGCGAATTAATGAGTTAAGGGAGGAATTACATGAACATACCGCCTCGGCTCATGGACAGCGCTAAGAAAGTATTTCAATCTGTTAGGGTGGCCAACATCCACCCTACAGGTGTATTAGCGACGAGGGCATTAGTCCTCGTCATGCTAGTACCTATTTTATTGGTGGTCACTCAATATGTTATGTCCTTTATTAGCGGGTATGTCTCAGACGAAGCAAACAAGCTGATTAACGTAGGCATTACTATTATTGACCACATATTCATACCTAGTGTCTTAATGGCCCTTGTAGGGTTCTTAGGGCTTTGGCTAGATAAAGATAATAATGGTATTCCTGATAAGCTAGAAGAACAACCAAAGGTACCGCCTATGATGGAAAGGGGGAGTGCGGATGATAAACGTTAGTTTAAGCGACTTAAACGACTACTGCAGTAGGGCTGTAGGTTACATCGATAAAGTATACCTACACTGGACTGCAGGGCGATATAATCAACAATTTAACGATTACCACATCAATATTGATGGTAGCGGTAACATCTACATTGATGGCGAACTAACAGACCATAAAAGCCACACATGGATGCGTAATGGCAGGGCTGTAGGCATATCATTAGATTGCGCCTATGGGGCCCAATGGGTAAATGACTTAGGTGATTATCCACCGACTGCTGCGCAAATTGAAACACTAGCGCAAGTGGTTGCCGTATTATGCGTAGACCTAGGACTACCTGCTAGCATTAGCAACGTGTTAACCCATGCTGAGGCAGCGGATAACATGGACGGGTTTTACGCACATGATCCATATGGACCAACAACTACATGTGAGCGGTGGGACTTATGGGTAGTTACCCAAGGTGATGAACCTGGGAGTGGTGGCGATGTAATACGAATGAAAGCTAAATATTACGCTCAGCAATGGGGCAGTAATATATAGGGGGTATATATGTATGAAAAAATCAAGTCTACAGTTACTGGCTATCCTAAGCTTTATTATATTGTCGGTGCTATTGTGCTCCTCTCCATCTTTTGCCTCTGGTACATCTTCCACCAGCCAAGCGGAATCAACAATCACGATTCCCTTAACACAGTGGAACGAATTGAAAAGCAACAACGAGAAAGCCTTGAGCTTAATAGAGACATCCAGTCTTCCATTGACCGAAGCTCAAAGCTTAGTCATGAAGCAAAGGGAAGAATTGAACGAAGCACACAATACAATATCGACATTGGAAACCGAATTAATGAAAGCCAAAATGCTATCCATGAAGCAAGAAGTTACCTTGAACGAAATGTCGAGCTCTTTGATAGAATTGAAAGGGCAAATCGACAACGACAAGAGAACAATCAAACGACTACGGATGCAACGCAACCTGTCTCAGATGGTGGGAGCTGGAGCAGTAATCGGAGTAGTGATTCATCGGTAAAGAGGTGATCCATACATCTCCATAGCGTGTAATGGTGGATACACGCAACCTGTTCCAAATAGGAACAAGTTGTAAAGTAATTGATTATAACTGAATAGCATAAAATCAAGCCTACTAGCTTAGATAAAAATCTTTGTTAGTAGGCTTTATTTTTTTAGAATG